AGAAGATTAGGAACAGACAGGATAAAACCTGGATGATTAGACCATATCCTTATGTTTAACTAACCCCACAGTGTAGGATACCTATATGAATATTAATACTTCCGATATGTCATCTATGCTTAAGGAACTCTACAGTCCAACTCCTTGTATTGAGGACCTATTTCTAGGTATTCTCTTTAAATTAGACCTAAATGACAAGGATCCCTTTGATGGTCTTCCTAGTTGGCTACCACTAACATACGCTAATAATCCCTTCTTTAGTCTCCTTCCTAAGGGTAAGGATACATGGCAAGGCAACTACCTACCAATTCCTTTAACATATGTAATTAAAAGCGTAGATGAGGAATCTAGTGAAGAAGTGTTATAAGTGTACTAAGACCAAACCTGATGCTCAATTTAGACTTAAAAAGAAGTGGACTAAAGAGGGTAAGCAGCTTAGAGACTCAAAGTGCAAAGAATGTGAGAAAGAATACATGAAGACCTGGATGCAAAAACACAGAAGCTTAAAGTATACGGAGAAAAAGGTGTGTCGTACATGTAAGAAAGAGAAAAATACTAGTGAATTCTATAAGTCTGGTGCAGTGAGCAAAGGTGGTGTAGCCTTGTATAGATACAACTGCATGGATTGCCACAAGAGACTATATAGAGAGTCACGGCATAAGAGTAGTGAAGAGAGGCTTGGGCCCAAGGTTCTCAGACAGCTGAGTCCTGCTGCTCAAGAGAAGAAGTTCTGGCATGCTCCAGGTGTGCTCCCTGAAGAGACTGACCCTAGGTATGTTGCGTTCGAGAACCTATACGAAGTACTACTCAAATCCATGCTTCCTGTACAAGCTATGCTAATGGCCCTTGAAATGACTGAAGATTGCTTAACCTAACCATATGCTATAATAACTCCTAGAAGCAACAACCTTTTAGGAGTTTACACACCATGGCCGATCAAACGTACAAGAATTTCACCAACCAACCTTTCTCTAACGTCACCAAGAAGAAAGCCTATGATGCTCTCAGCTACCTCTCTGAGAAGCAGAAGCAGATTGTGATGTGTCTCAAGCAAGAGGGGGATCTTACTAGGGCTGAACTAGCAATAGCTACTGGAATGCGAGTATCCTCTGTGTGCGGTAGAGTCAATGAGTTGTTAAAGATCAATGTGTTAAAAATAAGTGGTACAAAAGAGGATGAAGAGAGCAAACGTATGGTAGAATGTATAAGCTTAGTAAATGAAGACTAAAGAAGAAAAAAGAATAATAAGAGCTAAAAATAAAGCTAGCAAAATTAAGCGTAGGGCTTATTTGAATGCTTGGAATAAAAAATATAAGACTTCCAATCCAGAAAAGACAAAAGCCAGTGCTGCTAAACATTATCAAGCAAACAAAGAAAAATATCAAGCTATTAAGGCCGCGTACGCCAAAGCTAATCCTGGTAAGGTTAACGCTATCTCAGCTAAGCGTAGAGCTGCTAAACTTCAAGCAACTCCTCCTTGGCTTACTAAAGAACAACTTAAAGAAATTGAATGGTTTTATACAACTGCTCAGGAACTTCAATGGCTTAGTGAAGAACCTCTAGAAGTAGATCACATAGAACCACTTCAGGGTAAAATATCGTGTGGACTTCATGTACCTTGGAACCTACAGATTATTCCTAAGTCTGATAATTGTTCTAAGGGAAATAAAGTATAAGCAAGTGTATGATACAATAGATATACAAATCACGTCAGATCACGTGATTTCAGCAACAATACTAGCTCATTTCATCAACTCTCTTGAAGCGTTAGATCTGGTTGATGAGATAGACGAACAGTGGATAATGCAAGCAATCTTAGCAATTAGATTGACCTATATGGAACAGAAGACAGAGCAAATACTTGTCTTAATGAAACGAGAAGCAAAGTGAACCGATTCTTAAAAACTCTACAGTTCTTCCGTCTAGTCGACGATAATAATCAAGTTTCCCTCACCAACATCGCATTAATCATTTGCCTCACTAAGCTAGCTCTCGTTCCTATCACAGGAATCGCAGATCTAGTTCCTCTTCTTTTATCTCTAGTTACATATCAAACGAAAAAACTCATTAACCAAGGAGCAACAACCTAATGAGAAGCCTAGAAGAAATCAACAACGAGTACAGCAAGACAGTGGCAGAGCTAGGAGTTCTTACCATGCAAGAGTATGAGCTTCCGGATCTCAAGAAAGATTGTCGGGTAAAGATCTTAGAACTGAAAGCTGAGTACCAACGTACTGCAGCTGCACTTGAACAAGCACAGGCCGTTCTCAATAAAGGGGAGACTAAGTAATGAACTTTCTATGGTTTCATAAGGCTAAAGCCGCAGTTACTGGTAAGAATTCAGAAGCAACCCCGGTTGCCGTCATCGCAAAGCAGATCTTCGATCCGCGCCAGCTTCCACTGGGTGCTCAGGAGTTTGAGAAATGGTCTGATCGCATCATCTCAGGTCTTCCTACGCTTCTGGCAGATCCTAAGTCCCAGAAGTTTGCTCTTGCCCAGATGATTATGCATCTCGGTCCACAAGAGTCACACAAACCAGACGTCTTCTTCCTGAAGTCTCTGCTTAAAGCTGCTTCCAATCAAGTTGCATATGCCTATATCGCTGAGGTCCAAGCTGAACAGAAGGCCAAGAAAGAAGCTGCTGCCCAACTTGCTATCGCTGCCCAGGCAGCCCAAGCAGAAGAGACCCTCAAGCGAGCTGAAGCTCTTAAGGTGGTACCTGTACCATTAGTAAGCACAACCTAATACATGAACAGTTGGCAGACTAAACAGTTCAAGGACTTACAAGCAATCTGGTATGAGAAACTGTCTGCCAACGGTTTCGTAGACATAGAACATGTAGTCGGTGATGATCAAGAGTTAATACAATCAGCAACTTATCCTTATAGGTACAACCCAAGCGTGATAGAGAGACAAAACAAACAAGTCTACTTTGAACAGCTATCTAAGCATGTTCAAGAGCAAGTATTCTCCAACGAGATAGACAAACTTATCCTCTCTAAGAGAGCAGATGGATGTCAGATCAAAGAGATAGTAGATGCTCTCATCAAGGTAGGATATAGACGAACCAGAGAGACAGTGAGATTCACCATTAGAAAGTATGAGAACTCTTGGGGAATAAGAAGCTGGACACCAAAGCAACTAACAGCCAACAAAAAGAAGAAGCAAAATGACACAACCAGCAATACAACAGACACCATCGACTAGCACCTACTCAATCATTTCCTACCCTGCGTCGCAACTACCTAAATCTTATGAAGCTTTAGTGTATTCTAAATGGTTACGTAGCCTTAGGTTTGGTAATGATTACTTTAAGTTAATGGACAAGCATCCTTACTTTGTGGCCTATCATGCCTACCTATCTCAACTACTTGCTAAACCTAATACAGTCATTCGTTTAGCAGTACTCTCGGATGATCCTGATACTGTCCTGGGGTTCTCTGTCTGTCGTGACCATATAGTCGACTATTGCCATGTACATAAAGATCTTCGAAAACAAGGTATTGGTACCTCTCTACTTCCATCTGATATAATCAAGAATGAAGGTGAAGGCTATTCTGTAACTCACCTAACTAACATAGGATTATCAATATGGTCGAAGAAACTATCAAAAGCGCGCTTCAATCCGTTCGCGTAAAGCCTTGTAGAGATTGTAAAGAGATCAAACCTTTAGATCAATTTGCTAAAAAGAAAGCTTGTAAAAATGGTCGAGATAATGAATGCAAGGTTTGTGCTGCAAAGAGAATGAAAGCATGGAATCATGCTAATCCTGGTAAATCAAAGACTTATATAAATAAGAGTAAAAGAAAAGATACAGTGCTTAAATGGACATTTGGAATAAGTTTGCATCAATACAATGAAATACTTATTAAGCAAGATAGTAAGTGTGCTGTTTGTACAAAACCAAGATCAGCTTTCACGATTGACTTCGCAGTAGATCATGATCACTCCTGCTGTCCTGGAAATAAGTCTTGTGGGAAGTGTGTAAGAGGACTTCTGTGTAGACACTGCAATACTGCCTATGGTCTACTAAATGAAGATACTAAAATAATTGAGAATTTACTCAAATATCATCATAATCATAAGGAAAACAAATGAAGATCGAACTTAGCTTTGCCGAACTACACACGGCTCTATTTCTTGCTGGAACCAACTTGGGTCTTAAACTCAACAAGACCCACACAGGTCTAGGCCAGCGCCAAGGACTGTATCTCCTCTACGATAGGGAGAACAAAGAACTCCTCGTCTACTGGAATAAATCTCTAGCCATCGTACCAAGTACCAACGTTGCCTCAATGACCCCGGTTGATCCTGAAGTCCTAGGAACCTATCCTGTTCAAGATGAGGTGAAACCTGTCAAGGCAATCACCCCTCGTCCCAACCAGACCATCAAAGAAGTAGATGCCACGGTGAACAACACTGTCAAGAAGTCTGGCAAAGTGAATGCCCAAGTCTCTACCCCTACCTCGCATGTATTCATGGAAGGTCCAGGACTTACAGGACAAGAACCCAAATGAAGAAGTGTTGTAGGTAACTTCAATGATTCTAAAGAAACACTATTAAAAGCAATTGCTTACTTGGAAAGGTATTAACTTGGAAGATCTAGCTCAAGCCACTAAGACTATCTCCCTCATCTCTGATGGACAACTTATAGAGATGGGTAAACGACTTAACGTACTTCAGAACCTTATCGTAGAAGAGCTGAAGAAAAGGAACCTATCCAATGACTGAACTAGACTTTCTCCTAGAGATCCTCTTAAACCATAAGATTCCTAAAGCTACTAAGGATCTATTACAAGCTAGGATCAAAGAGGTACAAGCCCAACCTACTCCTATCCCTAGGCAACTAGTCAATGGAGTACCAAGGAGTTCCCAACCTACCCGTCCATCTCCAACAGCTCAACAACCATCCACTGCTAAGATCCTTCAGGAGAACCCAGATCTGATCCCAGAAGGGGAAACACTAGAGGTAGTACCTACCCCAGAAGTAATCCCTGTGAACCAGATAGCTCAGACCCCAGCTGCAGCACAAGCTCTAGCCCAACGCCAACAGATGATGAATAACAGGGGAACAGGACTAGCTCAAGGACCATCTCGCTTTAAGCCTATAAGTACCAAATGAACACAAATTTACCTAAAACTACTCCTAAAGTACGCAAGAGCGCAGCTCCAAAATCCTTAAAGAAGGTTGACTTGGAGCGTGCTAATAAGCAAGTACTCACTATATTAGGTAGGCAAATAGATCAGCTTATGGAAGCATCTTATAAGGAATTACTTGATAAAGATCAACTAGCTAACCTATCTGTCTGCCATAAGCTTTTAAGTGAGTTCCGTAGGCAGGAAGAGGAAGATTTGGCTACACTCTCAGATGAAGAGTTGGAGAAACTTACCTAATGAATGACGATAACTCATCAAATAGACTACTCTCTTACGAATACAACAGACTCCTCTACTACGAATATATGTGGGAAGGCAAGGTTCACCTAAAATATGTATACCCTGATACTAATAAGTGGGTTAAGCGTCTGCTCTCTACTATGGAAAAGTTGGATCTTAAAGATGAATGACCTATGGAAAGGTGTTTCCTGTAATGCAACAGAGATCCGTACTGTGGTAAGAGCGTTAGCTTGCGGTAAAGGACCAGGTTCTGCTATGAGGATCTATTGGGGTGATGAAGGTGATGGCTACACTACTCGACTCCTCTTTGTAGCCTACCGTCTATCCCTATTTGAACCAGAGGATATATGAGTAAAGCTGCTAAGATACTAGCTAAGAGGAAGGCACAGCAACTAGCTGCGTCTACTCCTCCATCCCTATTCAACCCTAACTTCCCCCAACAGGAAGCATTCGTCAAGGATCCAGCTAAGCTTAAGGCTCTATTCTGTACCCGTAGAGCTGCTAAGTCCTTCACTGCGTGCCTCTATATGGTACACGAAGCTCTCACTAACCCTAATACCAACTGTCTATTCATAGGCTTAACACGTGAGTCTGCTAAGAATATAGCCTGGACACTCATCCTCAAGGTGATCAACCGCACCCATAAGCTCAAGGCTAAGTTCAACGAGCAAGCCCTATCCATGACCTTCCCTAATGGATCCATGATCCGCCTCACAGGTGTAGATGCCCATGAAGATGAGATGAACAAGCTACTCGGTGGTAAGTATCGTCTGGTCTGCATCGATGAAGCCTCTATGTATACGATCTCACTATCCAACCTAGTATATGGTGTCCTTAAACTAGCTACGATTGACCCTAACCAAGCTGGAGATCGAGGAACCATCTGCCTGATGGGAACAGCCTCCAACTTTGCCCGTGGTCTCTTCTATGACATCACTACTAATAAAGAGTCTGGTTGGTCTCTGCATCAGTGGACTGCCCACGATAACCCCTACGTAGCCAAGCAGTACCAGGAAGAGCTAGATGAGATCAAAGAGAAGCGTCCACTCTATATGGAGACTCCTCAGTATCGCCAGTGGTACCTCAATGAGTGGGTAGTCGATGAGGATAAGCTTGTCTACCGCTTCAACGAGACTCGTAACCTCTACAAGGAACTACCCAAACTGCCTGCTGATGGATGGTCCTATGTCCTAGGAGTAGATACAGGATGGGAGGATGATAACGCATTCGTCCTAACTGGCTACCATATCAACGATCCTACTCTCTATGTACTTAAAACATATAACAAACCGAAGATGACCTTTGATCAGGTAGTAGAGGTCATCCACAAGTTCATGGCTGATCCTGTGATGGCTCCTCATAAGGTCATCATCGACGGAGCTAACAAGCAGGGTGTAGAGTCAATGAGGGCAAGAAGCAACATACCGTTCGAGTATGCAGATAAAGTCGGCAAAGTCGATTTCATTGAGCAACTTAATGCTGACTTAATTCAGGCTCATATTAAGTGTCACTCCACCCACAAGACCCTCATGGATGAGTGGATGTCCCTAGTATGGAAGACTGAGGGAGATAAGATCGTACTCCCTAAGAAGGAACACCCATCTCTCCCTAATCACTTGTGCGATGCTATGCTCTATGCTTGGCGTAACTCCTATACGTATCACTTCAGTAAACTGAAACCCGTTCTTCCAGTAGGTTCAAAAGCGTGGTATGATGAGACTACCACTCAAATATGGGAGAAGGAACGTGAACACATTGAACGAGAACTTGAACAAGGTGATTGGCCTGAAGAACCAGGATGGGGTCGATACTAAGGTTTGTACTAAGTGTAAGGAATTAAAACCATTGACTGATTATCAGAATCATAAGCTGATGAAAGATGGTAAACGCAATGATTGTCGCACATGCCACAATCAACAGACATCTCAGTGGATAAAGGATAATCCTGAAGCACGTAAGGCTTATGCTCAATCAGAACGCTGCAAGACAGGTCAGCGCAATAGCCGATATAAGAAGCTTTACAAGATAACTGTTGAAGAATATGATCAAAAGATGCTTGAACAAAAGGGTATCTGTGCTATCTGTCCTAAGCATCAGAGTGAATCCAAGAAGAAGTTCGCGGTAGATCATAACCATAAGACTAACCAAGTAAGAGGACTTCTATGTGATAACTGTAATCGCGCACTTGGATACTTTCAAGACAACCCTGACCTGCTAGATAGCGGTTCTGTCTACCTTCGTTCCTATTCACGTCCCATACCGGACACCTAAAGGCGGAGGAACTCTATGAACTGGGATAAGAAGAATCCTGAAAAGGCCAGAGCAAGAGCCAAAGCGTGGCGAGATGCTAATCCGGATAAGGTGAAAGCAGGACGTGATCGCTTCCATGCTAAATATCCTGAAAAAGCACGAGAGTATCAAGTCAAGTGTCTCTTCGGTCTAAGTCCTGAAGACCACAATAAGATGTTTGAAGATCAGAATGGTTGCTGTGCGATATGTACTCGCCATCAGAGTGAGTTCAAGAAAGCCCTAGCAGTAGATCATGATCATGCTACGGGTGAAGTAAGAGGTCTTCTATGTGCATTCTGCAATACCCGTATATCAATGCTCGAGGATGAAGAGTTCATGAAGAACAGTAATGTATACCTAAATCGTTCTAAACTTAAGATAGTGGAGTCATAACATGGGGTTGCCCTTCATGAAGAACAAAGAAGCATCAGCTTCAGCTCCTATAGAATCGATGGAACGTACGCCAGATGAGGGATCAGAACCTGAGATGGGTATGCTTGATGCTTGCGCTGAAGACATCATGGAAGCTATCAGCAAGAAGGACATCTCTATGTTGAAGGCCGCTTTAGAGTCTTTAGTTAGTCATATCCAAGACATGGATGAAACCCAAGATGAACAGGAACAAACGTAATGTCTACTGAATTCAACCAGAACTCTATCTCTACTGGTCTAGGAACTACCACACTTACTGCTCCTCAGGCAGGTGTCTACTTCGTTAAGGGCAAGCTTCAGCTTCCTACTATCACTGGTAGCGGCAATGCTTCTGGCGCAAGCCAATGTGTTGTCACTGTAAATCAGAATGGTAGTCCTAAGTATGTGGGTAATGCTGGTGCTGAGGGCTTCTATACGACCCTCTCCTGTGCTCTAGCTGACAGTATCACTATAGTCCTCACCTCAGCAGCTACTCCTGACCAAGCACAGAACGCTATCAAGATGGAAGTATCCTTCGGGTTGGGCTTGTAATGCCTAAAGGAGTCTACAATAGAGATCCAAGTACAGGTAGGTGGAAAGACCACGTCAAGCAGACTGATGTTGAGAAGAAAGCCAAAGCTATCAAGAAGACTAAAGAACATAATCTAGCTAATCCTACACAAGCACGCTCAACTAAGTTGATGAAGGCTTTTGGAATTACCCATGAGGATTATCTAGATCTTAAAGGATCAGATGAATGCTTCATCTGTGATAAACCTTGTAAGACAGGTCGTCATCTAGCTATAGATCATGATCATAAGCTGGGACATATTCGTGGACTTCTTTGTTCTAATTGTAATCGTGGGTTAGGAATGTTTCAGGATAATTTAGACTTACTGGTTAAAGCTACTCAATATATGACTAACTATAAAGAAGCACTGGAAGAAATCAATGGCTGATACTAAGAATATGGCAGTCCAATATGCCATGATGAAGAAAAAGAAGAAGATGGCTGAAGGTGGCGCTGTAGAAGACACAGCTGATGCTCCTCAGTTTGGCTATAACGGGGAGACCTGGGATGCTCCTCCGCAGAAACCCCACGAACAGATGGGTCCTCCCAAGGACGATGAAAACGATAGAGCTAACAAACCTGAATCAGGACCTGGCAGTTTTGCCATGGGTGGAGATACTATGGACATGAGCAAGATGACGCGCCGTGAGCGCGCTATGATGATGGCTGAAGGCGGAGAAGCCAAGAAGGCTCCGATGCCTGAATCTGCCCAGGATGACGGCGAACAAGGTGGTCAAGATCCTCTCCACGAGATGGACATGGTGACGCGCATCATGCACAAGCGTTACCCAGAGCACTTTGCAGAAGGTGGCGAAGTCAAAGATGAAGAGCCGACTGCCGGCTTCGAATCGAATGACTTTGACGAACTCGATAGGGATCCTCCAGAGACTGCTGAAGCCGATGATACCGGTGCTAACTCCGGTGACGAGATCGGTGATGAGCAAGAGGATGATGACCGCAAGGACATCGTCTCCCGCATCATGAAGAGCAGAGCCAAGAAAGACCGCAACCCGTCTCCGGCTTGATAGGTACTTGATATGAATAACAAAGAGCTTAAAGCTCTCCTAAAACTATTGAGATCTAACGGCGTCCTTACCTACAAGACCGCTGACCTAGATCTTTCTTTCTCTTCTGAATCACATCTACTTGCTCCTAAGGAACAAGCTCAGATGGTTGAAGTAGACTCTGATGATCCATGGGCTCAATTCCCAACTGGTGATCTAACCCCTGAACAACTCATGTTCTATTCCTCAGGTGGAGTTCCTGGAGAAGAGCCCGATGAAGAGGCGATTCCTCAATGAAGATAAGTAAAGCCAAGAAGGCTCCTGACAAGATTACCATGAAGACTCGGACGTCACAAGACGGAACCGATGGAGCTTCAATACTTGCAGAATGGTGGAAGTCGGAAGATGACCGTCAGTTAGCGATGGAACTCTGTGGAACTGCTTCATATCTCAAGACTAATCAGACTTACAGGATACGTCAGCTAGCAGTTGATGTAAGAATGTACTGCGGTCTCTCTGTCTATTCCTATGCAGGATCTAATGTCTCCAAGATGGATAAGACTAAGACCTTGCCAGATGATCGTCCGACGTTTAACTTAATCCAGTCTGCAGCGGATACGCTTGTATCCCGCTTATCTCAAGCTAGACCGGCTCCCAAGTTTCTCACAGATGGTGCTGACTACAAGCAGCGTCACATGGCCCAGCAACTCAACCAGTTCATCCTGGGTGAGTTCTATCAGACCAAAGCATATGATAAGGCTACCAAAGTGCTTCGTGACTGCATAGTTATGGGCACAGGTATCCTCAAGGTGTATGAAGGTGAAGATGGAAAGGTCTGTGTTGACCGCGTATTAGAGACAGATCTCTACGTAGACGACAATGATAGCATCAACGGACAGCCTCAGCAGATGGTCCAGCTTAAGCTTATGGATCGTGATAAGCTGATGGCGAACAACCCAAAGAGCAAGAGTATCATCTCAAACACTCCCCAGTCCTATCCTGATAACGCACCTGATGCCGGTCGCACTACTGCGGACCAGGTAATGGTGGTTGAAGGATGGAAACTGGCTAGTGGTTCTGATAAGAAGGCCAAAGGATATATCCCAGGGCGTCACACTATCGCTACTGTCGAGGGTGTCATCTTTGATGAAGAGTACCACAAGACCAAGTTCCCGTTTGTGTTTATGAACTATTCTGATCCCTTCTTGGGTTTCTTTGGTCAAGGACTAGCTACTCAGCTGTTCGGTACCCAGATGACCCTGAACCGTATCCTCTATACGATCGCTCGCTCTATCACCCTAGTCGGTGTTCCCAGAGTATTCATAGATCAATCCTCTAAGGTAGTTAAGGCCCACAACAATAATGAGATCGGTGTCATCATCACCTACTCAGGAACGAAACCATCCTATGAAGTCGCTCCCTGTAACGCACCTGAACTCTATGCAGAGCGCGATAAGCTCATACAATATGGATTCCAACAATGCGGCGTTTCTGCTATGCAAGCAACTTCACAGAAGCCAGAAGGCCTTAACTCTGGCGCAGCTATACGTTCTTATGATGACATCTCCACTGACCGTTTCGCAGAGCTCTCCAAGAAATATGATAATGTCTTCATCGACTTAGCTTACCTTATTACTGATTGCGCCATCGAGATTGCAGAGCGCGATGGTAAGTATCAGACTGTCTATCCCAACAAGGACGGCACCAAGGAGATCGATCTTCCTAAGATGACCTTCCTTAAAGACCCGTTCGTTATCCAGTGCTTCACTGAGTCTAGTCTTCCTCGCACCCCAGCTGGTCGAATGGCCACTGTTACTGAACAAGTCCAAGCTGGCATGCTCACCATCAAGGAAGGTCGCAGACTCCTTAGGTTCCCTGACCTCGAGCAAAATGAGAAACTTGACAATGCAAGTGAAGAACGAATCTTCCAGATCTTGGACAACATCGTTGAAGACGGTATCTATGAGATGCCTGATACATTCCTTGATCTTGCTCTTGCTTCTCAGCTTACTGTTCAATATATCAATCTCTATCTTGCAGCAAAGTTGGAAGAAGACAAAGCAGAGATGTTGAGAACCTTCTTCAAGCAGTGTCAAGCACTTATCCAAGCTGCAACTCCACCCGCAATGCCAGCAGGACCTACTCCTCAAGCTTCTCCTATGCCGCCACCAACGTCACCAATGCTGCCTAACGCACCAGGCTAATCAGAAACCCAGGATCTAAGCTATTGATCCTTAACATAAAGAAGTAATATATGAAGATCACACCGATCGCAGCCCCGTCAAACAGTACCCAGACCCCATCTGATTCAGCCCCAAGTGTACGCAAGATCGCCATGAACACCAACGCATCTCCTGAGAGGTATCTTGAGGAAGAAGTTGCAGGTGAGAGCGATCAACGTCCCATTCAGGACCCTACTGGACAGACTACAGCGACCACCGAAGTAACGAAGCCGCTTAGTCCTCAGCTCGCAGCGATAGCTAAACAGCGTCGCGCCCTCCAAGTGAAAGAGAGGGAGCTTGCAGATAGAGAGAAGGCGTTGACAACGCAGCCTGCCGGAACCGCAGGCCACATTGACCCAGCCTTATTGAAATCCAAGCCACTGAGAACGTTGCTAGACAACGGCGTCACCTACGATCAACTCACCCAGGAAATCCTTGCAAGTCAAGGAAACCAAGAGTTGAACGAGCTGAAAGCAGAGATCCAAGCCCTTAAAGCAGGTTTAGATCAGAAGTTTACAGATCGGGATACTCAGAGTAGGCAAGCAGTCTTGGCAGAAATGCGCAAGGAAGCTACAAATCTGGTGCAAACTGGAGATGCTTATGAGATGGTGAGGGCTACGGGATCCCTAAAGGATGTCATGGACCTGATCGAGCGCACTTACGATACGACGGGAGATGTCCTAGAAGTATCGGATGCGCTTCAGCTTGTTGAAGATGAGCTGATTAATGATGTCCTTAAGGTAGCAAAGACCAAGAAGGTATTGGGTAGACTTAACGTCCAAGATCCTTCGCAGCCTCCTCAGCAGCAACCCACTGGTATGAAAACTCTGACTAATCGTGATAATGCACGGGTTCAACAGAGTAGGAAAGCCAGGGCAATGGCAGCGTTCCACGGTACGTTAAGAAAGTAACAGTGTCCCAACTAAAACAACTAAAGGTTTAAAATAACATGGCTATTTCTCCTACATACGCCAACTCGGCGAACCAGATCGCAGCTCTCAAAGAGTTGTATACTGACGACAAAGACTACATGAAGAACATCGTGTATGCGAAGAATCCCTTCCTCGCGATGGTTCCTAAGAACGAGAGCCCAGATGGGTTCGCTGGTAAGTATATTCCGGTTCCGCTGGAATATGGTAACCCGCAAGGTCGTTCGCACACCTTCGCTAACGCGCAGAACCAACAAACGGCTTCGGACGTTGTGAGCTTCTTCGTCTACGCGGTTGCGGACTACCAACTCGTTACGATCACTAACCTCTTGATGGAACAGACGAAATCCAACGCCGGTGCATTCGTTGATGAAGCGAGCCGCACGTTGGACAACGGTTTCCGTAACATCTCGAACAACATGGCTTTCGAACTCTTCTCGGGCGGTACGGCTTCGCGCGGTACGATCTCGGCTGCTGGCGTTAGCTACTCTGCTCCCACCTTGTCCTTCACGCTTGCCAACAGCCAGTCTGTTGTGCAGATGGAAGTCGGCATGACCCTCCAAGCTTCGGCGACGGACGGCGGTGCTGCTCTTCAAAACAGCCCTGGCACCATCGACGCTATCCAAGTTACCTCGGTCAACCGCGGTACGGGTGCGATCACTGGTACGGTCGTCCAAGGTGCTCCTCAGTCTAGCTGGGGCGCTGGTGACTTCCTCCAAGTCCTCGGTGACATCGGTATCGGCGGGTCTTCGACTGTCGCTGGTATGCTAGGTCTCTCGGGTCTTGCTGCTTGGGTACCGAATGTCGATCCTCCGTCGACTGACAACTTCTGGGGCGTCAACCGCTCTGCTGACCCGACTCGTCTCGGCGGTCTCCGCTACAACGCTTCGGCTCAGTCGATCAGCGAAGGCATCACGAATGCTCTCGCGTTGGCCAACCGTGAAGGTGCTGCTCCTGACCTTATCGTTCTTGACTTCGTTAGCTATGCTACGCTGGTCAACGAACTTGGTGCTAAGGTTCAGTATGTTCAACTTGAGCATGATGAAGTTGAAGTGGCCTTTGAAGCCATTCACTTTCACTCGGCTTATGGTAAACTGCCGGTTCTTGCTGACCGTAGCTGCCCTGCGCAGACTGCGTACTGCTTGACGATGGACACCTGGAAACTTAGGACGTTGGGCAAAGCGCCTCACATCCTCACGTATGGGATGGAAGGCTTAGAAGGCTTGCGAGTAGGTAATGCGGATGCTCTCGAGATACGTATCGCCTACTACGGAAACCTGATCTGCTCGGCGCCCGGTTATAATATGGTGGTCCAACTGTCTGCTTAATTAAGTAGTTATATTACTGAATGTAAGAGTTAGGTAGAAATGCCTAGCTCTTATATTTTTACATACACTCTTACATATAGTCTACATATGGTATAATATACATAACCCAATGTAAGGAATGTATATGATTGTGTACAAGATAGTTGATAAGACAAACGGAAAGACCTATGTCGGACAAACAACTACCTCTATAGAGGATAGATGGAGCGGACATAAGTGTAAACTCCTCAAGAAGGGACACAAGACTCCACTCTATGCTGCTATGTTATCTCACGGACTAGATAACTTCTCAATACAACAGATAGATACTGCTAGTAGCCTGATTGAGCTTAATCAAAAAGAGCAACAATGGATAGCTACGCTAGGTTCTGTGTATCCTGAGGGATACAATTTGATGTCGGGTGGAAGCAATGGAGGTAAACATAATGATACTACCAAAGCTAAGATAAGTGCTTCCCTTGAAGGTACTATTATCACTAATCACTGGAATACTGGCCGTAAACAACCATGTTCAGAAGAGCATAAAGCTAAGATAAGCGCTTCCATGACCGGTATTCCTCAAACTTGGAAATACAAGAAGGTTGTCTGTGTAGAAACTGGTATTGAGTATGAGAGTGTAAATGCTGCCGCTGAAGCTACTGGGATAGCTCGCACAACCATATCTGCTGTTGTAAAAAGCGGTATGCCCCACAAGAAGAATGGCGGATGTCACTTTGAACTAGTAAAAATCAAGAACAAGGATGTGTTGCCTTTCATCCCTCTCCCTACTCTAACTTCTCGTCCAATCGTCTACTTCCTAGTAGGTACCTTTGGTTGCGGCAAGACTTGGATTGCCAATCAACTTAAGGATAAGTATGAAGTCTATAGTAAGGATAAACAGGGTGTTGAAGCGTCTGTAAAAGCTATGCTTAATGATCACTCTAAAATATACCTATATGAGAGTCCTGTTCATATATCATCCTTTATCAAAAGAAACAAGCACCAGCTAGACATCAGAACGGTAGTAGTACAGGAGTCTTTGGGTGTTATAAAATCTAGACTTGAGGGGCGTATATTCAACACCCTCCCTGAAGATAGAATTCCTAAGATTGAGAAGAAGATACACCGGATGAAAGTGATAGCTAATAAGACTGATAAATACTTAGTATGTTTCTCTGGTACATCCCAATCCTGCCTAGACTATCTCTCCAGTATCTGATCCATATCTTCTCTCAAATTCTAACCGATTGATTTGATTCAATCATTAAGCCTAGACTTAAAACGTCTAGGCTTTCTTATTTCCAGGGCATAATGGTAACCTCAAGGGACCTACTCAGGTCCCTTTTTCTTTCACGTCCCATACCGGACTCTCCTTGAAGGCTCGCAAGAGTCATACTGCCGGCAAGGTCTCCTACGCCACCGGAGAGAAATCGTAGGTTAAACTTTTAAAGGAACTAGATATGTCTCAACCTCGTGGATTCGGCCTTAACGGCGCAAAGCTCTTCACCAACGTTGTAACCCCTCAAGAAGTCTGGTGTAACTTCATCATCGACAGTGCAAACGGCAACGGTCTCGGTACCCGCTCTCTCAAGAGCAACGGGTACATCGAGTCTGTCTTCATGCACACCTCGTCAACCCCTGGTACGGTCGGTAATAAGACCAACCCAAATCCGGTTGCTGGCTACGCTCTTGTTACTTTCAAGAACAACTTCAACTACTACCTGGGTGGTTTCTCTGGCCAGATCGTCCCGCTCACCTCTACGAGCACGACTAGCCTTACGTCTACTCACGCATATGTCATCACCTCGCTAGGAACTACCACTCTTGCTCAGTGGCAAACTGCTGGTCTACCTGCTGGTCTCACTCCTACGGTTGGTCAAGCGTTCATCTCGACGGCTGGCGGCGCACTCGGCGGAACTGGAACCGTAGGTCTTCCTGGTGTTCAAGTTGCTCCCACGGTGTCAGTGGTTGGTGATCCTAACCAGTCGATCTCTAATGCGAGTGTTGCAGCGAACGCCGGTGCGATGATCTTGCTTCAGTTCTCTGGTCCGACTAGCACGAGCAACCCTACTCTTGTCGCTACTGCTCCAGCAGACGGCACGGTTGTTAGTCTCCAGTTCTGCTTCGATCGTTCGACTGTAACGATTGACGGCTTGTAAGAATAACAAAGAGAAACAGGAACAAACACAATGACTATCAATTCTTTACAAAACAACCTCTCTCAGCCTTGGGCTGGTCTCGGTACTGCGACGTTCAATGTCGTAACTACTGGAGAGTACACTCTCGGCATCAACTGTACGATTCCTTGCAACCCACCGGGTAGCACGTCAGCTAACTCGTCTTCGACTGCTGGTCAGTCGGCTCTGACGATAACGGCAACGAACGGCACTGGTCCAGTCACGCTGCTCACTCTCGGTGGCGCAGCGAATAACCCAACTCCTACTCAACCGAGTCTAAGCGGTAAATGTACCTTCGCTGCCACTGCAGGAGACGTCATCTCAGTGGCGTTCACCTCAGCTAACGCTGTCGATGCTGTTCCGAATGCTGTCAAGGCAATAATTACTCTGTACCAAGGCGAATAATCTCTTCGTGTTGGTAAACCAAGGGTTGGGTTTCTGACCCAACTCTTTTTTATTAGGAAACACAATGGCAACATTAGTACCCTATCAAGTACAGGACCCCGATGCTCAGCAATCGGACGGTAATATACTACTTACTTGGACTGCTTCAGTTGGTGCAACAGGATATACAATTCAGCGCTCCTTAGACGGTGTTAACTTCTCAAACTATGCTACTACGGGTGTGACTCCACAATATCTAGATGTACTTCCTGGTATCGGAATCATGTATTATTATCAAATAGTTGCGACCAACAGTTCTGGGAACGCTGTACCAAGTTCAATTGTTCAAATGGTGAGTGCACCACCTAGCGAGATGAGCCTCTTTGAACTTCGTCTACGTTCTCAACAGCGTGCAGACCGAGTTGAAAGTCCGTTTGTAGTGACTTCTGAATGGAACTTCTTCATCCGCGATTCCATGTACGAGCTGTATGATCTACTCATAGATAGCTATGAAGATCTATTCTCTGATCAGTTTGTTCTCATCCAGACCAACGGAACTACAGCTAACTATCCCATCCCAGATGGTGTCACCAACTATAAGTCTGGTAACTACAATGGCTTAACTGGATCTCCTGCAAAGGCCATGTATAAACTTATCGGCATGGATCTAGCTGTAAACACCTCCCAGGTTACTCCTTCATGGGTCACGCTTAATCGCTTCGGATTCATTGATAGGAATAAGTTTGTGTATCCGAACTCTACCTCTACTATCTATGGTGTCTATAATCAAGCCTACCGTCTGATGGGTCAGAACATAAATCTAATCCCTACTCCAGCTGGCAATCAGACTCTAAGAATGTGGTACGCACCTAAGTTGACAGGTCTTCTGTCTGATACGGATCTCACTACATTAGGTTTTTCTGGGTGGCTTCAGTATGTCATCGTAAGAGCAGCCAAGTATGCACTCGACAAAGAGGAAGGAACAGACACATCTAAGCTAGATGCAGAGATCGCTTTCCTCAAGACGCGCATCGAGCAAGCTAGTCAGAACAGAGATGCAGGTCAACCTGACACCATCTCTGATACTCGCAGAGATAATATATTCGGTGGATGGCCGAATGGTGGGGGAAATGCGGGATGGTAAACTGTACTAAATGTAATGAAGTCAAAGAACTAGAAGCTTTTCGTATCCACAAGAAGCGTCAGCAACGTCATGCTTGGTGTAAGGAATGTGAATGGAATTGTGCGAAAGTCTATAAGAAGAACAATGTTAAGAAAGTTAGGGCAGACAACAAGAAATGGAAGAACGACAATAAAGACAAGGGTCGTTTTCATGCAATGAAACGTGTTGCTGCCAAACTTCAAGCAACACCTAAATGGTTGACTCCAGAACAATTGGATCAAATTCAAGAATTTTATACGTTGGCTGTTGAATTACAGTGGTTAGCAGAAGAACCACTTCAGGTAGACCATATAGAACCACTACAGGGGAAGATCTCTTGCGGACTACATGTGCCTTGGAATCTACAAATATTGTCAGCTTCTAAGAATAGATCTAAGGGGAACAAACTTGGCTGGTAAAAAATATAATAAAATTATGAAAATCTATAAAATAACTAATAAAATTAATGGTAAGACTTATCGATCTGTTCAAGAAGCAGCACAAGACATCGAATCTACTACAGGCAACATAGCCAAAACAATTCGTGGAAAACATAAGTCTTGTAAGGGATTTACTTTTAAGTATTTGGAGATCAATAGTGACACAAATATCATCTAAAATGTCTTGGGACTTAATGAACCCAAGACTAGCAAGCATCCTTAATCCGGTTCTCACCAACGTAGAGAACCTGATGAACATCCCCATGCTTGGTGGAGTTCAGCTGACGGGTATTGTTCTAGTTGCTAATACACCTAAACAAATACCCCATAAACTTGGTATGGTACCTACAGGATGGATCATCACTGATTTAAATGCCGACTCTGTGGTGTGGAGAACAGCTTGGACTAACCAGGTAATAACGATTGAATCGAGTGCAAATACAACAGTGTCAATCTGGGTTTATTGATGGTAATTTATAAAATAACTAATAAAATTAATGGTAAATGCTACATTGGTCAGACATTGAGGTCTTCACCTCAGCATCGTTGGACAGATCATTGTCGTCCTGGTAAGTCTGCTATTAAACAGGCTATCCAGGAATTTGGCAAAGATAACTTTGATTTTGAGGTGATTGCTGAAACTTCTTCATTAGAAGAACTTAACCAGATGGAGATGTTTAACATTCAAGCTTGTCGTGCACTATCCCCTGAAGGATATAACCTTCACACTGGCGGTCATAATCATAAGTGTAGCGAAGAAACTAAAGCAAAAATGTCTGAAATTCTAAAAAGTAGAGTTGTTTCTGAAGAAACTAGAAAGTTAATGTCAACAAATCGTAAGGGTAAACCTAAATCTGCTGAGCATAAGGCGAAAATAGCTGAAGCTCGTAAGGGTAAGAAATACCCAAGGAAGTCTAAATGAGTAATACAACTA